ACCAGCTAAAGTACGTAAAGAAGCTAGAACTTCTTGGTCGATTTCAGCTGTAATTTCTTGTGCTAGAGCAGCCATGATTTCTGCTTCGATGTCAATACCTTGTTGGGCTTGTGCATCTTGAGCAGCTTCAAATGTCCAGCGAGCAGACAATTTACGTGTCTTAGCTTCAACTGTTTGTTTCAAAATTTGGATGCTCATCTTACGACCAGCAACGCCTTCTAAAGCAGCAGTAGAAACAGGTTTACCATTTGGATCAGTACCGCCACCTGAGTAGCTAGTAGCGATTTTGAATGGGCTTAGAGCCTCTTCACCAGCAGTAACGTTGTCGTTAGTTTCTGAATAACGAACACGTAATGTGTGGATTTGACCAACTGGGCCAGTCATTGGTTGTACACCAACTAATTCGTTAGCAATAACGGTTGGCATTACACGTCTGATCACTGGAAGGATCACACGATTTAGTGTTGCGACATTACCGGCAGAAGTTGCACCAGCAGTAGCACTCTCCGACAAATACTTGCGGGTATTTTCAAGAGTAGTAGCCATTACTGACTTGCGAGTTCCTTGAAGGCCTTCTAAAAGTGCCTCTTTGGTTTCCTGCCAGCGTGACTCGAGTAGTTCTGACATATTAGTTCTCCTTAAACTTTAAGTCCCGCGAGCTTGCGGATGTGTAGAATATCAGCAGTTTTTTCCCCACTGCTGAGCTGTTGTGCCTCTTTATTGCCTGTTACTTCCTTGCCTTCTGTCAATGCCTTCTTTTTAGGAGCGTCGCCGGCCATAACGGCTGGAAGATACTTGTCAAATGCCATATCCAACTTTTCAGTCTGTACAGACTCAAGTAGTTGGCTCATAACTGTTTTCTTATCTCCAGTCAATGGATTCAACAATTCACTCATGATCTTATCACGTTGTGCCACGCCTTTTACCACGCGGATTTCACGATCTTTAGATTCTAAAATTTGTTCTTTCTCTTGAACTGCCTTAACGGCTTCTTCAAGTTGTGCTTCTGTTTGCTTAACTAGTTTTAATAGTTTAGCTGTCTCTGATTTCTCGTTGAGATGGCTTGAAGCATATTCGCTAGCGAAGCTTTCAAAAATTCTGCGACCAAAATCATTCTTACGGGCGGCTTCGATGTCTTCTTTTAACTGAGTCATTTCTGCTGTTAGTTTTGATGTAACAACATTTTCAACTAGTTTAGAAGCTTTAGAAATAAATTCTGCTTTTACTGCTTCAAATTTTTCTTTGTTTTCACGTACAAGTTTTACCTTGGTATCAACAAGATCTTTCTTATCAGTGTGGAACTCAGAAATTTCTTTTGCTAGTGCGTTTACAATGAAACTTTCTAGTTTAGAAACATTCTCAGCAACAGATTTACGGTCTTCGTGTAGTTCTTTCAGTTCTGTAGCTAGTTGACGTAGAACGAATTCCTTCATTTTCTCGGAATCGCCTTTCATCTTCTTAGCATACTTGGCTTTGGCTTCAATTAATTGATTGCGATCTTCAGCAAGTTCAGCAAGCTCAACTTGTAGGCGGTCACCAACCATTTTATCTAAAGCTTCTACCAATGCAGATTTGTCATGTTCGTACTTTTGTGCAAACTCTTCACGAAGTTCTGCCGTCATTTGGTCACGGGTTTCTTGAATTTTGCTATTCCAGCTTGATTCAATTTCCGATTTGATTTCTTCGGAAATCACATTGTTTTCAAATAATTGCTTAACGATATCTAGCATGTGATTCTCCTACTGTTATTTAAGGCCTGAAATGATTTTTTTCAGACTCTCTGCTATGTATTGCTGTGCCTTTGGATCGCCTTGTACTTCCTGTGCTATTCTAAATGCCTGGTAGCCTCCCTTGGTATTCATGAGGCCTTCGTAAACTGGTGTTGGATAAGCACCTGGAGCAGAAGGTTGGGCGACAACGTCAACTGTAATAATTTCAAAACCTTTGACTTTGCCGTCACCATCAACATCTCCGGACCCTCTCGAACTTACGCCTAATTTAACTCCGCTCTCCAACATGGTTTGAATTAATTGTCCCATAGGAGTAGGAAGTAGTTTTAACTTGCCGTAACCATTAGGACCGTCCATCCACATTTTTGTAATCATGTGGCTGACGCGGTCTAGGTTAATGCGTAGGTCTTCTGGATGATCAACTTCTCCGAGAACTGAGTAACCACCTGCAATTTGGTCATTGACAGTTTTGACAGCCCTAGCGATTTCAGAGGAGGGGTAAACTCTTTGATTTTGGTTTTTGATATCGCCTTGGATACAAATACCATTCAAGTGTAGAGTTTTACCGCCCTTATCATCTTCGGTACTTTCAAGGACCAATTGTGCTTGGTCAAAACTCAGATTTTCTCTTAGATAGTTTTTCACCTGGGTAGTTCCGATTATCTGCTACCGCGAATGATTGATGTAGCATCTACACCAGTTTCAGCGGTACCCTTCTTTTCAGCTCCATGGCCTTGGCTATTCTTACTATAGAAAGCTTTAGCATTGGTGCCTCCAACTACGTTGACATTGCCGGTATTCATGTCTTGTGGCTTTTGCTTGGTTAGACCGTTACCTTTGATAGTACCGCCTGCTCCTGCGTAAGCTACGCTGTCTTCTTTGCTGCTTAGAATGTTAGCAGTTGTACCGCCCATGTCGTTTTTATTAGCTACTGTTGACTTTGTGTTGTCAGCTTTTTCAGCAGCACCTTTCTTTTCTGCGCCGTGTCCTGCTGGAACTTTCTCAACATATTCACGTACTGTTTCTAGATCACCTAGGTCATCTTTCATCATACCAGGCATGCTTGGCATTCCGCCCATGTTGTCAGCGTCCATGTCGCTTGGTCCGCCCATGTTGTCTGCGTCTGGCTCTTCGTGGTCGCCTGATGAATACTTGGCAAACGCTGCTTCTAATTCGTCAACGATATCACGTAGATCGCCTTTAGTTGCTGGCTCATCTTCGTCGCCTTCTTCTTCACCTTCTTCGTCGCCCATTTCGCCTTCTTCGCCTTCTTCATCAGAAGCTTCGATATCGCCAATTAGGTCGTCGGTTTCGTCGTCGCCTTCGCCAATTTCGTCAAAGTTTTCGTCAAGATCTGCGTTTGACTCGTCTTCATCTTTTTCAGCTGCTTCGTCGACTTCTTCGTCGTCTTGTGTTTCTTCATCGATTTCAGCATCGATTAGATTTTCGTAGATATCACGAGACTTACTTACTACATACTCGTGAAATAATTCTTCAGCTTTTTGCTGTTCATTGTTCAGCAAATGCTCTAGCACTGCTGCGATTTGATTCTTATCTGCCATGATTGTTTCCTCCAAAATGGTTAGGCTGTCAAATTATATTTAACTATTATTACAAAGACCAGGATTAAATGGTAGTTTTTTGATGAATTTTGATTATTTAAATACAGCCTTGTGTAAATCTTCTTTTAATTCGTCATAGGTTACATGACGTAAATTTTCAGAAATACCAGCTAGAGCAGGAGGAACAAAATCTTTTTTGTCTGTTACTACTCGATGATATTTAATGTTTCGAAACTCTTTTATGACCTTTTCAGTCTGATTTACCCAGTTTCCAAAGTAAGTTGCTGTTTCGTAACTGCGTCTATAATTAGGAGTATCAGCATAGATGTTGTTTAGTTTTCCTTCAGTTCCTTGGAAATCAAAACCACAAAAATAGATCTCATCATAGCCATGACTACTGGCTAACCACAATGCTGTAGGTCCTGAACTCCATCCTTTATGCGGATTAAAAAACTGAAATCCTTCTAATTTTAAAACATTTTTATTAGGATTAGTCCATACTTGTCGACCTAGTTGCCAACGAGAATTGGCAATTTCTCTGATCATTTTTTCGTCTACTGCTATTAGATAGTCGGGTTCGAACTCTCTGTAAAGAGCATTACACCCATAGATTTTGCCGTATTTTTTTAATTCAGGTAGGTTTAGACGCAGTCTACTGCGGCCGTTTCCTAATACGAATGCTATTTTTTTAGGCTGGTTGTTCGTCTGCGTTTGGTGGCTGTCCATACATCTGTTGTACAAATTCTAATTCCGCAGCCTGCTCGAACTGATGTGCTTCGCTTTGCTTTCTGAGTTGGTTGATCTGTTTAAGAGTTAGCCGTATCTTTCGAGTATCGCCCTTCTCTAACACAGACGAATCACGCTGATTCTCGTAGCGTTTGTCGTCTACGTACTCAGTTTGTTTGTCGTTAAAATAAAAAAATTCTAGAAGCTTCATTCTATTATTTATTAAATTGCCGGCGAAGTCGATGGAGCTGCTGCGGGGTCTGCTCCGCCTGCTTCAGGTGATGGATTTTCTGCCTGAGCTGCTAGGTCGTCTGGTGCTTCAGCATCTTGTGCGTCCATGTCGCTGGATATGCCAGCTGGTGTTACACCTACAGATCGCATTTCGCTAGCAGCATTCATAGCCGCCGATACCAGTGTGCCGTTTTCTTCTTTCCATAGTTTTTCGTTTTCGGTAATTTCTTCTTGACTTAAACCTAGGAATCGTTTTAGAGCAAAACGTTTGCTCATAAACTGAACTTCTTGTAATGCCGCAAATGTCTGTACACGAGCATTGTCGAGCTCACTTTGACGGTAAGCAGCAAAGTTTTGTGGCGGATTAAATTTTAATTCAAACAATGAATTATCAATGTTAATACCAGTTTCAATCAACCACTCTTTGAATTCTAAATCAAAATTAGCAATTAAGTTTGTCTGTAGTCGTTTGCAGTATTCATTAAAACGTAGTTCTTGAATATATGCTGTGCCTACTTTACCATCAGTGTGAGCAGCTTGGCTGTCATCAGGCATGGTTGGCAAGTAGCTGCTTGGAATACGTAGGGCACGGAATAATTTGTTGGTAAAGTAACGTAGGTCATCAATTTCGCCTAGGTTAGTACCGCCTGGCAATGTATCAACCTTAGATCCACGACCTTCAGCTGTCTGTGGAAAGAAGTAGTCTTCTGAGATGCTTAATGGATTGTAACTGGCATCAATCATGTTTTGTCCGCCGCCTGACTGACTAGGTATTCTACGTTGATTGATTTCGTTTTTGACACGCTCAACAAAGCTCATAGCCATGTGTGCTGGCATATTACCTACGTCAATGTAAAACACTCTACGCTCAGGAGCACGTTGTACACGATAGATAATGATAGCATCTTCCAGCAGTTCTTTCTGTTTGTAGACTTTGAACACACTTTCCAACAATGAATTACCAAATGGATAATTGTTGTCTAAGCCTTCTGATAAACTTAGGTGTACAATGTGCTTGGCATCAATGGCTAGTTCTTCTTGCGTGGTACTAAAACGTGTGCCAGTCTGCTGAGGAGCAGCACCAACCATACCTCGACCAAATCCGCCACCACTAACATATGAACCAGACCCTGCCGGTGTTTTGTTTGTGTTGGCCAATATTGAAGTTGCTACTAGATCTCTAAAATTAAAGTTTATATCGCGAACTACGTACTGTTCGGGCTTTTTGCCTTCTGATTCGTTGACAATAATTTTTACAATTTTACTAGGATCAACGTAGTACCATTTTTGTGTTTCTGGATCTTTAATAAAAAACACGTCGCCGTATTTGAAAACGTTACGCACAATGCGGAACATTCTTGTTTCAAACTGTTGTGAGCGTGTCCACTTTTGGAGACCGTCTTTGAGGATCTTAACTTCTGTCGACGTTGGTTGACCTTTGAAATTAATTTGAAACGCTGTGTTATTTTCTCTATTGGTCTGTGTACAAAACTCTGCTAGAATATCCAAGGCAGCATTGACTTCACTGTCCATGTCCATTGTTTCGTACTGCATGTATCGTTCAACACGGTTAGGTGTTCCGGCATAGACATCTGGTAAGAATGACGAATAGTTTGAACGTGCAGGCCCTGGCCGACTACCATTGCCCAATGGGCTCATAGTTCCTGCTTGTTTACCTACCGGTACGGGCGTAAAATATTTTTTCCAACTCAATTTATTCTCCAGTGCTTGACTTAGGTCATTGCCATCAGTTTAGAACGTTCCAATCTAACATCTTCTTTAGCCACAGATATCATTAGATTAATGTTAGTATTTAAACGATTTACTACATCTCTCACTGATATCTGAGTACCAGCTCCTATGACAGATTGCAATTGTTTTGGTGTAACAATAGCTTCCTTGCCATGTAGTGTTGCTCGTGTTCCTTTGCCAAAGTTGGCAAACAATGATCCAAATCTGCCCAATGTTCCAGTGTTCATTCCTAGATACGTATTTGGAAATTCTATTCGAAGTCTTTGTAATTCACTTTCGTACTCTGGTCGTTTTTTTAACTGATTAATTCTATGAGAATTTCTAGCTCCTGCTGTTTCAAACAGGGCAGGATCTGATATTACTCGCTTTAATGGAAAATAACTCATGCCAACTCCGGGCAGATTCATATCAATCACATTTAGTAGTGCTTCACGTTCTAATAAAGATAAACCACCAAATTTTTCAGGACCTGGATCTAACGGTGCTTTGCCGTCTTTAGCTCTTAGTTCTCTTTCTGCTAAAATCTTTTCAATAACACCGGTGTCTTTGACATCTGATGCTGATGAGCTAGCTGCAAACTCGCTATCCAAATATTGAAAATGTCCTGAAGCACCCCTTTTTAGACTTTCAATAAAATAATTTTTATCTTTGGTAGCAATCTTTAGAGGCTCTGCTGTGGTATCTTGTGTATTTGTACCTGATTCAGTAACACTTTTCATTCCAGGCTCGATTGTACTTCTAAGATTTTTCTGAATTTGTTCTCCAGTTTTCTCTGCTCGTTCTTTATATTTTTTTGAATCTTCGATCCAACCAAATCGTTTAGCTATTCTTACAGCCAAGTCTGGAGCTAGATCTTCTAATGATGATCTAATAAAGTAGTTAATTTGATACTTCAACCAATCCATCATTAACATAAATGTGTCACCCATCATGGTAATTCCTTCTGGAGAAGTTATATTAGCAAAGAAGTTTTGTATGTACGGTAATGAATCTCTAGCAATTATTTGTAATTGTTTACCAAAGTCATTGATCATTTGAGGGATCATTGCTATTTTAAATTCTTTAGCTAGATCTTTGAACACAGGCAGCAACGTTCTCATAAACGACAAGTGCACTTTCATAACAGCACGTTGAAACTTTCTTAGCACATCAGCAAACGCATCGGCATCTTTTTGTTCGTTTTTAATAGCTTCGATCTGTTTTATAAATTGTCCTCGAACATCATCAGACAGTTTTCCTTGCCGCACTAGGTATTCCATTACTGGCGTTAGAGCTTTAGTTGTTTTTTTAGCCTGCTCATTGCCAGCAGCGGCAGCTTTTAGTAACGGATTTAACCGATCAACTGCTCCTTTGGCATTAGCTAATTGATCTCCCAACATACTATTAACTGCTTTGTTGAATACATTAGGGTCGATGTCTTTAGTTTTAGCTAGTCGTTGGATTTCACCAAGCGCCTTATCAAAGTCTGGCCCTAATGCTATAGACAAAGCTAGAGCAGTATCATTCATTGTTGTTACATTTAAGTGTCTGGCCTTAAACAACTCTGCTCCTTCTGCTCCAAAAATCATAGCAAATCCGTTAAGAGCGGTTTCCATTCTTATTTGTTCTTTCTCACCTAGCTTACCAACACTTAGTTGATAGGATATATCTTGATTAGCAGCAGCGGCAGCTTTCATTCTATCAACTCGACTCTTACCTGTGAGTTTTGTATACACATCTAACTGACTAGCATAGGCTAGGAACTGTTTACTAGTGGTATTAAATTCATGTTCTTGAAATGCTTTTCCTCTTCTAGAACTCCAATTAAAATCAAGCAGTAGTTCGTTTTGTTGTTGCGAACTATATCCCATTCTATCAAGAATGTCAGAAACCGCAGAGTTTTCCATAAACATTACTTCTGACATTCTTGAAAAATTTCTCATACCGGAAGTAACAGTACCACCTCCAAAGGCTACTATCTTTTCGCTGTTTTCAGCAATTAAACTTATCAGCTCGTCGGTGCCTAATCCCATACGTAGAGCAGATTCTTTGAACTCAAGCATGTCATTGCCGAAGGTTGCTCCGTATTTGGTTGCTTGTTTAAGATCATCATTCCATGATTCAAGGATTGATATAGAAGTAGTAATAATTGACGCAAACCCTCCTAGAGCATTTCCTACAACTGGAAGTTTTTTAATTACGTCTTGTTCTAAAAATCTACTGTACGCACTGAGTTTATCTTCACCCCGTGCTAGCATTGAGGTGAAGTTTTTACCGGCAGTAACTGTGTTAACTAGACCAGCAGCCAGTGATGAAAATGCTTTTGATGCTGATGTTAAAACTTTATTAGTAGCTTTTATAGTATCGTCTGTATCACTAATAGTATTGTTGTCGCCACCGGACATATTGTTATATGCTAATACTATCTCGCGAAGAGTTGCTTCAGAAGCAGCATTGTTTATAACGCCAGATCCTAGACTGCTGCTGTAATATTCTACTGTATTTTTTGCCATTATGCTATGTTAACCTGATTCTTTTCTATATACGACAATTGCGATCTAGATAAACTTGTTCGTTCTGCCATAATGCTTGCTAATCTTTGAAAATTTCTATCTAACGATTCTAACATCTCTGTAGTAGCAATGTTACCAGCACCAGCTATCACTGAATTCATCTGTCCAGGAGTCATTACTGCTTCTATATCATCTAGTATTACATCAGTACCTGCTCCAAAGTCTTTAAACAGCGAACCGTATTGCCCTAATGTTCCTGTCGAATGTGATTTCATATACTGATTAGGATCTACAAACTGGTCGTTATATTTGGTTTGCCAATGAAGATGAGGTCCTGTAGAATGACCAGTATTGCCAGTAAAGCCAATATGTGTTCCGGGGTTGATAATAGCATTTTTAGGAAAAGATTTTTGTAATTTAAAAAGTTCGCCACCTACTGGATCCATGTGAGCTAATACACTGACTATTTTATTTTTTTCGTCCGATATTTGTACAAAATGTCCGGATCGTTTGTCATGTCCATAAAATATCTTGCCTCCGTGTGGCGCAAGAATTTTTTCTCCAATTGCTGCTTCATAGTCAGTACCAGCATGAGGACCATCTGGTCGATTTGCTCCGAACGGACTAGTTATTCTTCTGCTTGTCATGCCTTCTAGAGGAGCACCAAATCTTGGAATATTAGCTGCTGCCATTTGTTTAATAGCTGCTTGAGATCTCGTAATTGCGTCTGATGATACGCCTTTGCTAGATTTGTCAGTACCGGGTTTTTTTAATTCGTATGGTGCTGGAAGTCCTTTTTCTCTTACTTTACTCTGTTTTTTCTCGTAAGCATCAAGTGCTTCACCTAATTCTTTATTCATGTCAGCTGCAAGATTTTCTGAACTTTGTAGTCCTAGAATATCTTTCATATAATATTTGAATTTGATGCCCATGGTATCGAAAAAATATGCTACTTCATTCCATATAAAATCTCTACCGTTTTCATCTCCTAAATATTTGAAAAAAGTAATAACACCAGGCAGATATTTTTCCACCGAATCTTTTAAGAAAACACCAAATTGTTTAACTTTACCCGCTAAGTCTTGCTTATCTAAGTATTCTCCTAGCTGGTTTAACAGTGGGTATAACATCTCCATCAACTGAAATTTTAAATTCTGCATGGCCATTTCAAAGTCGTTAAGGAACTTTGTTAACGCTTCTCGTTGTTGTGTTTCTACTCTGGCCATGGCAAACATTTCTCGCAGCTTAGGTTCAGTTAATTTTGTAATGTCACCATGTTTGTTCAGCTGTTCTAATATTGGTTGGATCGCACGTCTAAATTTATCAGCATCACCGTATCCAACAGCAGCAGCGTTGAGCATGTTCTGTATGCCGTTGGCAGTTTTGGCCGAAGCAAGCATAGATTTAATTAGTTTATTTTCAGTTTGAGCAGTATATTGTTCAACGCTAGCTGTGCCATGTTTAGCAGAAGATATAGATTCTCTCATATTCTTAGTCAGCTGTGGCATTAATACCATTAAATTTTGAGCATCTTCGTTGCCTGGAGGCATGCCTAGGAACAACGCTTTAAATAATTCAGCACCTGATTCACCATACATAGTAACATAGCTAGCTAACGCAGTTTGAATCTTGTCTCGTTGAGTGTTACCTAACTTAGCCATTTCCATTTTAAAGACAATGTCTTGATTTGCCACAGCCATTTGACTTTCAAGTTGTTTAACTGTCTTTCCGGTCAAATATCCCATTTGAGTTAGATGTAGTTGAAATCTTTCGAATGAAATTAGCAAAGCTGCGTCTGACCGTCTATCGTCACGTAGGCCCATACCAGCAATATCGATGTATTTTATAAATGCTTCGTTAACGTCCTTGGCACTGTAGCCTATTTGTCTTAGACTTTGTGTTGCTAGTCCCCCTTCGCGATTTAATAATTTTGACATCCTACTAAATCGTTCAGCACCTTCTGTAACAGTTTTGCCAAGATTTAACATCACCGGCGAATTTGCAGACACCATCCGCATAAATTCATCTAGATCCATTGCTGATGCTGTAGCAGCTTTTGATGCTCTTAGAATACTGTTACCAAAAGTGGCACCAGTTGCTGTTCCTAATTTTAGACTTTCGTTCCATTCTTCTAAAACTTCAATACCATCATTTAGTAGGCCACCGACACCGCCTAAGAGTCCGCCAAAAATTGGTAGTTTAGATATTAC